TGTTCTTAATGAAGTTGGACTTTTAGCTCCCGTTGCACCAAATGCTGTTAAATAATCAAATACTTTTTCTTTATCAGTTGGTCTTAATCTTTTTTCAATAACATCTGCATAAGCTTCCATAACAGGAATTTGAGACATATCTCTAGTAGATGGAGTTTTAATACTTATATTTTCTGATACATCTTCTGACATATCTTCTGATGCATTTGCATTATAAGGATAATTTTGAATATCCATGTCAAGTGAAGTTTCCTCATATGGATTAGTTCCATCTTCATATTTTTTTCTTTCAAGTCCTGAAGTAATACCAACACCATAAGATGCAGGTCCTCCTCTTCTGAACATTGGTCTTTTTAAAATGTTAGGCATAATTAAAAAAAATAATCCGTATATTCTCTATCCCCTGCTTGTTGAGGGAATCCAAAAATATCATATGAGCCACCTGTTCTAGTTTCATAAGGTTCAACAGGTTCTTGTCTTCTAAAAACATCTCCTAAAATACTTCCTGCTCCTTTTACAACACTTCCAATAACATTAGATAAAGGACCACCAATATTTGCTAAGCTTCCAATACCTTGAGCTCCAGCAAGATATGGACTAGTCATTAATGGCATTCCCGGAGTACCTGGAACTCCTGTTAATCCTCTAAAAATATCAGTAGCTTGACTTATTCTTTGTAAAGGAAAATTCATTCCTATTTGTTCACCTTGTTGTAATGCATTTAAAATGTTTTGAGCATACTGTTGTGATCCTGCACCATATGCCCCTAATCCAGCTTGTGTAGCTTGTTCAAACCCTTGCTGTGCCCCAGGAATTGCAAGTAAATTTGCAATACCTTGTTGCTGTCTTGCTATTGCCTGTTGATAATTTTGTGCTTGTAAGTCAGCTACAGTTTTACCAATAGCTTCTGTTGTTCCTCTTTGTAATTGTCCTCTTGCAATATCATAACGACTTCCACCAAAAGCACCTTGTCCCACAGCACTTGCTGCAAGTTGCTGTTCTCTTTGTGCTCCATATTCTTGTTGTCGTCTAACTGCTTCATCAATAACATCTTGTTGATAGGGTGACATATATTGTTGATATCCAGTTGGTCCAGCTTGAACCTGTGCTGCTGCTTGTTCTAAAAAAGGTTGATATGCTGCAATACCTGTACCACCACCAAAACCAATTATTCTTCCTTCAGGATCATATTGAATAGTTCCAAGTCCTGCTTGTTGTGCTGCTCTCTGTTGTGCCGCTTTTGTAAATGGATCTATTGCGGCAACTCGTGGCATGATGCCTGTTATGTCAACAGGTCTTCCTAATTCAGATACTGTATAATCTGCAAGTAATTCTCCAAATGGAGCTAAAAATGTTGCAGGATAAGAAGATGTTGTTTCAACAGCCATTATGATCTTCCTTCAAGTTGTTTCATTAATCCGTACATTTTTTTTGCTCCTTTATTAACACTACCACCACCTGCTCCTCTTACGGCATCAGCGGTAAATACAAATTCATTATTAGATAACATAGCAGGTATATCATCTGCTTTTTCTTTTATACCAATTGGTGGTACAAATCCACCTTTTTGTCTGTAATCTAATTCAGTAATACCTGCTTGATTTGTTCTCATTGGTAATGATCCAAATCTATAACCAGGTCTTCCTTGCATTTTACTTGCTTTTACTTTTTGTAATATATTCATAAATCTAGGATCTTTCATTAAAGCTTTTACAGCTTCAGGATTATTCATTATTCTTTGCACAACAGGTTTTGTTGCAGCCGCTGGAGGTAAACTAATTTCCGGTGTTTGCATTATTTGTCTAATTCCTGATTGCATTTGCATTGGTTGTTGAGTAGATCCTATTGCATATCCCATTCTTCCACCAAATCTTGCTTCATTTCTTGGATATCTTCTTTGATAATCTTTTCTCATTTTAAATCTTTGATATTCATCTAAAAGATCTTCCATTTCATCTCTTTTTCTATTGTAATAAAATTCTTTTTTAATTTCCATTTCATCATCAGTAGAACCACCCTCTGCAAAACCTTGTGGTTGTTGTCCTGTTATTGCAGTTGTAATTGAAGACATATTAGATTGATTACTAGGCTGACCTAATGTTTGTTCAGCTTGTCCTAAATTTTGACTTAAGGTTTCTAATCTTGGAAATATAGGTTGTTCTTCTTGATTCATTGACATGATTCCACCCATTTGAGCTTTAGGTCTAACCACTACATCTGCTGCTGTTCTTTGTGGAGCAGCTGCCATTGTTTGAGATCCTAACGGTCTTCCACCTTTTAATATAGGTAGAGATGCTAATCCTTGTCCTGTTCTATATTGTAAATTTTTTAATTCTGTTCCAACATTATATTTATTGTATACACCCATTACAATGTCATTAATTCTTTTTTGATCATCGTAAGAAAGTTTTCCTCCAATAATTGATAGAACTGCTGGACCATATTTTTTAATAACTTCTCCTAGATCAGAACTTCCAAAAGCTTGTAATAAAATATTACCAAGTCCAGATACAGATTTAGTTATAATTTTTGTAATATCATTTAGTTCAGGTAATCCCGCCATAAAAGAATATTGTAGTCCTTGTCCAAAAGCATTTGGATCAACATTTTGTCCTGAACTCGTTTGTGTATAAGTAAGAGAAGGTATTTGTTGTGGAGTAGATCCCGATGTTTGAGAAGAAGGTTGAAGCATATTATAAATATCATATCCAGATTTTGCAATATTGAGTGCTGTATCTAAACCTTCAATCCCTGTTTTTATAAATCCTCCACCACCTGTTGCATTTGCTCCACCTGGAGCAAAAGTTAATCCATCAGGACCCATACCTGGGACTGGTAAATTAGCCATTAATAATGCTGCTAAAATTTCTTCACCATGTTGTTCAAAAACATCTCCAGCAACATCCATAATAGGATCCACTACTGGAGCTACAAAAGTATCTACTGCCCCTTCAAATACATCAAGACCCGCATCTAATATATCAGTTACAGCACCCATTATTTATAATGTTCCTTAGTTAGTGTTTTTGTTATTTTATAAATTTTTCCATCATTGGATACTCGTAACCAATTCACTGGTTTATTTATTCCTAATAAATTTGTATAATATTGTTTAATCCAAGACATAACTTTTCTAAGGTTTTTAACACAAATAACATCACAATGCCATACGTTATTACCACTATTCCAATCATTTGGGTTTATTTTACCTGTTAGAATGAATTGATTTTCAGCGTCTTTATTTAAAAAAGCCCAATTAGTAAAAGCGATCACTTCATCTCCTTGTTTATGTATCTTGTATTGATTTAATTCATAAGAAGGTAGAATGTAAAATAATAACTCTTTATCTGTGTATTTGTTATACCTATTAAACTTACGGTATAAAGATAAGATAGTTTTTAAATCATCTAACATCTTTGAGGCAGGCATAAAGTCCTGAAAACAGTAGACTTTACTAGTTTTTATCTGATTCGTCAACATCTGATGAACGGACTAATTCATCCTTAAATCTACCTGAATATTGATACTCTCCAATGTGAGTAATGTAATCGCCTATATAACAATAACATTTACCACCAATATCTGTCCATTTTTTACAAAAACCAAAGTCTTCACCATAGTATTTTTTATTTTTTAAATCATGAAAAGTGTCAAAAAAGTTCCATAAATTCTCTTTATCTTTTGCTTCTCCATTCATAATAGTTGGCTGACTTATTCTAAGTTCTGGATAAGCTTTAATCATTTTATCAAATACTTGTCTTTTAATTAACATACATCCTGTTGGTGCATGAGTGACTTCCATAACATCGTCTTTTACTTTTATATTATCTTTATCATAAACTTTGATTGGATAAGTAAATCCTGTATGTGATAATTCATTTGAATCTTTTATATCTCCTTTAAATTTATAAATTCTATCCCAATTTAAAGTTTTCATAGGATAAGGTACTGCTATTACTTCTTTATCTAATTCCAACATTTTAAATATAGTCTTTGAATCAAAATCAATATCTGCATCTATAAATAATAGATGAGAATATTTTTCATTTAAAAAATTAGCTACACATAAATTTCTTCCCTGTGTAACTAAAGATGATTTTAATAATAAAAAACTAACTAGTATATTCTTCTGCATGCATGCCACCTGAAACTCTAATAGAGCTTGAGTATAATGAATTGAACATTCACTATGAACGGGTGTGCACACTAATATAGAAACTTCTTTATTATCCTTACTCTCTTTTACTTCTGGTTTCTTAAACCATATTGGTTTACTTGGATCTTGCATTCAATGCTCCTTTTAAAAAGTTAGTCCAGGCATATCCAATTTTATTCCAATTATAAAATCTATTAGTGTAATCTATTTGCATATCTAAATGCTGTCTAATAGCTGGATGATCTAATGTGTCTGCTGCGTGATCAATGGCAAATGCAAATTTATGAGCTAAACTTGTAAATGATTTTTCATATGGAATGAATGTTATAAATTCTGCACCTGTTTCATAAAGAGCTCCAAGATCTGTTGTAATACAATAAAGTCCTGCTGCCATTGCTTCTAGTGCTGATATACAAAATGTTTCTTCCCAAATACTTGGAAATGCAAAGATATGATATTTGTGTAAATTTTCTCTTATATATTCATGCGGCTTGTAGCCAATGTAATTTACATTAGGTAATGCTTTAGCCTGGTCATATAATTCTTGATATTGTGCATCATTGTTTTCTTTAAATGAATCACCATAAACTTGTGTTGAAGAATATACATCTAAACTAACGAGTGGATTTTTAACTAGTTGCATTGCAGCAAGTATTACATTTAATCCTCTCCATGGAGTTGGATGAAATATTAATTTAATAGGTTCGCCTTTAACATGTCTTGTTCTTGGTACAATTGGCACTACCCCATTTTTAATAACAATGGATTTATGTGTTGGAATATCAAAGTAATATCTAAATTTTTCATAGTTCCAATGAGAATTGAATACATACCAATCATATTTATCGTGATTAGATTTGTCTTTAAACCAAGGCGCAAGATTTGGTTGGTCATATGAATTCTTTTGCCAAAGAATATTTAATTTAGTTGGATGCAATGGTACTTTACCTGGAACAGATGTACAAATCTGTACCTGATCTAATAATTCTTTATCTACATGTTTTTCTAAAAATTCAAACTGTAGTTCGGTTCCACCTCTAGGTTTCATTTATCATTCATGAATTTCTTAAACAATTCTAGTCCTTTATTGGTTACTCTAACTGTAACATCACGACTAATATCATTAGGGTCAACGTTTGCAGCTTTGAGTTCTTCTTCGTCTTTATAAATGTATCCTGTCTTTTTATTCTTTATTATAGTTACTGTTTCTGTTTCTATATGATATTCTTTATTGTCCATTCTGGTCGTCTCTATTTATTTCTAATATTGCTAATGTTGCACTTATACCAGATGTAACAGAACTTTCAAGTCTTATGGTATCACTTTCTTCTAAAATAATAGGACCACTCGCAAGATTACAAATGGTTGGTCCTGTAATAGAAGCATAAGCTATTTGAAAAACAGTAGATACTGAATCATCATTAATAGATGCTTTTACTATTTTATTTCCAGATTCATTTGTTATTTGTATATTTTGAATGATTGCATTAGCATTTGATGGACATGTATATACAGTCACAGCCGCTGTTGTGTTTGGATCGTAAAATGCGTTTTTATAAAAATTAGCCATTGTTCAACTATGTTAGATCAAACCATTTAATTAAACCAGAAACGTCTCCGTTCGCAGTACCACATCTTACTCCTAATGTTAATGTATCTGACACGCCTGCAATAGTTTGTCCTATTTGGTATGGAAAAGCAAATCCACCATCCCCTATTGCAATAGGTGCGGTTTTTCCTCCAAGATAGCCACCAGATATTCTTGTACCTGTTGCAGTTAAATCATGTGTTACTAAATCATATTCTACATTATCATCAAAACTTGTGTAACTAAATGCAGAAGAAGGCGTTGCATTTACAAATAAACCCCATTCAAAATCACTATTAGATATATTTAAAATATCAGCTCCTGATGGAACTATTACAGCATATGGTCTATTTGCTTTTATTCTAATAGTTGCAATATTATAATATGTATTAGCAGTTGTTAAATTTACTCCTGAATTTATTTGTGATGTTCCTATAATATTTTCTGTTCCTTCTGGTGGATAACCTCCTTCTGCAATACATGTAGAACAAATTTGTTGTAATGTATAAGTACCCGCAGTTAAAGTTCCAGCTCTTTCTATTTCATAACGAATTGGTAAGTTTGCAGTTTGCATATAAACTGTAGTCAAATTATTTGCATTATAGAATGTATGACAAACTATAAATTGACCATTAATAACAAATCCAACTCTAACTGATCCAACACCTAACCATTCAAAATCTTGATATAAAATATTAGATTTATCAGGATATAGTGTAAAACCACTTGGTCCTGTTCCATCTAATTTATCTCCATTCCAATTTGATTGTGATATTTCTGTATCTACTGGAGATCCAGATGTATAAGTTCTTCTTACAATTTTATAAGTAGTTCCATCTACAAAAAAGAAAACACCATTATTAGCATCAAATAAACCAACTTTTTGTTTTAAATTTGCAGTAGGAGTATTCATTACAAATGTATTAAATAATAATAATGATTTACCTGGTTCATAATGCATGACTCTTTTAGATTGTCTTATTGTTTTTGAACCAGACGCTTCTGTTACATTTAAATTAACTGTTGATTTGTTTTGTGTATAAGTGACAGTTCCACCATTTGCAGTAGATTCAGAAAATAAATTATTTTTGGATAAAACGTTATCACTATCAAAAATAGTTTCAGGATTAGAAACACGTAACCTTCCAAATGCATCTAAATTAGTTCCACCAAAAGTAACTAACTGACCACTACCTTGATTTACATTATTACAACTCATTAGCAGCCGAACCTCATATTAAACCAAGTAAATCTTTGAAGTTCTTGTCTTAAATCTTCTTGAAAAGAAAAATTTAATTGATTTTTTAATGTTTCAAGTGCTTGCAAAACTTGTCTTTGATTATCAGGTGAATACTCCTGACTTGGTTCGGGTATGTATGTTGTAATCTTTGCCATTATCTTCTTCCATCAGGTTGAAAGTCTACTCTAAATAATCCATATCTCCAGTTTTCATCTGTAGATTCATTTTCAATTTTAATACTCATTAATCTATTTCTTGCTCTTGTATCTATTTTAGTTGTAGATGAATTAACCGTATAAGGTCCTAACATCTGACTATTTTGTGTTTGAGATGGATAATCTCTTAACAATAAAGTTACTTTAGCATTTCCCGTAAGTATTTTAAAGTCTGGAATAAACCTATTTATCTTCATTAAATACTGACCATCTCCTTCAATATCTAAGTCAAAGTCACCCGATTCAATGTAAGCTGGTATTGCTGTTTTAACTCCAAGTGCATTTACATCATTTACACCTTTTTCATGTTCATAATAACTAGATGCACCATTTAAATTAGTTACACCATTAATGGTTGGAAAAGTTGGAACTGTTGTTGGTAAAAATTTAGTTGCATATGGTTTATCAAATGTTTGTGCATCTGAATAAGTTGTTCTAGAAAGAGACATTGTAGTCCAAGTATTTTCAACAAAATTATAAACTACAGATGCATTAATTTGAGTTTCTCCTGCTGTTGGATAAAACCATATAACTTCATTATATAAACTATTATGAGATCCATAGACAATATCAGATGCGTTATAATTGATTCCTAAATTATCTCCACCCGTTGTAAATACATAATCTTCAACTAAAGATGGTAATTGTTTTACAGTTCCATCATAGACAAAGAATCCTCCACCAAATCCCATCCAATATATTGCACCTTGAGCAAAGACTATTGAATGCTGGCCAATACATCCACAATTTGTACCAACTTGTCTAATTGAAAATACAAAAGGAGGACCAACAAATTGCATTACATAAGCCGCCTGATCCGTTAAAATAAAAATATAATCTTTTCCTTGCACAGCTCCTACAATAAAATTCCCTGTATCCAGTCTAAATGTACCTGCTGTATTTGTTGCAGTTGGTGCCCAAGTATTATAATCTTCTTGGTTTGAAAATCTTATAAACATTGGGTCTTGAGTTGAAGGAGTTCCAATTGTTGTTTCAGTTCCTAGTGCGATTAAATGTCTATCTCTATCAGAAACTATTGTCATAACAGATGCTGTTGGAGCTCCAGAAATTAAAGTTGCTCTTGTTTGAAGTCCATCTGTTTCAGGATTCCATTTATAAGTTTTTCCGTTTTTAACTGTAGCAATTAATATTTGTCCAAAATTATCAAATGACCATTGTCCTGGAGATAATATAACTTGTGGTGATTGAGTTTCTTCTCCCCAACCAGGGCCACCTACATAAGAACCCCAGTCTCCTGTACCCCAACCATAACCAATTGTTTGAACTAATGGACCAATAAAAATATAAGGAGAAATTGTTAAATTTCCTCCAGTTGTAACACCCGTTCCGGTTTCAACTGTTGGCATTGTAATTGTAAAAGTATTTGCATTTGGAATTGTTAAAACTTCAAATATATTTGTAGTAAAACTTGCTGACGTATAACTTGTTGTAGGTCCACCTGGGGTTGTTGCTGCTGTAAATTTAATATAATCACCAATAGATAAACCATGATTTGTTTTTGTAATTGTAACAGTCGCTGAACTTGTAGTTGAAGTATAAGTACAAGATGTTAATGATGTTCCAACTGGAGTAATATCATAAAACTGTCCACCAAAATAAATTACTAATAATTTATTTGTACCAATTGCAGCATAACGATTTCCGGTTAAATCTGTCCAAGTATGTTGAGCTCTTGCAACCCCTGCTAATGTTTTATTTAATAATTCTTCCCATCCACCTATTTTTTCAGGATACCCATAGCGAAATCTTACAAAATCACCATCAATCCACTGGCCTTCAGCGGCAGTTGCGGTGTCTTGTTTATTAAATCCTGGTTTTAAAGGTATTTTTTTTAATGGCATAATTGGCCATTATACTAGAAAATTGCTTAAAAGATAGATGTTAAATATTGTTAATGTTTTCCTTGTGCAAATATATTAACAAATACTGTATTATCTTCAAGTGCTTCTATTTCATGCCACTCGTTTTCTTTTAAATTTACTGGAGTATGTTCTTTATTAATTACAAATTCTTTATTTTCTTTTCTTATAATGCAACTTCCTGAATGACACATTGTTGCGTGTGCGTATGTGTGTTCGTGTTTAGGTAATCCTTCTCCTTTATTTGCGTGATAAATGTTTATTGTAGCACCTTCATAATTAAATGAATATTTTGGTGAAACATTTATAACCATTATTCTGTTGGTAAATCTGTTACAGGTTGATTTTGTACACCTGTTGTAATCATGTTTGGTTCATTCCAAATAGGAGTTGGTTCTTCAGGAAATGGTGTATAATTAGGTTTCAAATATAATAATCTAATAAAACTTCTATACATTATAAATTCCATTTTATTTGCTATATTTGTATCTGGCAAAACAGCATAATCAGTTTTTTCTAATTGTTGTTTTGCGTAAGATTTTACTTTTTCTAAAGAATTAAATGTAATTATCATTGTGAATTACTCCTTTGTAATAATATTTCAGTTGCAGATATTGCCTTACCAATTAATATACCTGAACTACCTGATGTTGTAACATTACCATCTGCTGGATTTGATGAATAATAAACAGTACCTGGTGTTAAACTTGTAAATCCATCAGCAACACCATCTGTTACAATATCTACTGGAGTTGTACTATCTGTTGTTTTTACAACACCAACATAATTAAAATTGTTTGTGGCATAAGCATTAACTGTATATCCAGTGTTTGTTGGTTTGCCAGCTCCATCTGCATCAAAATTATAAAATAAATCACCACTATTATATCTTACCGTACTACTTAAAGTATATGGTGAATTAAATGTAGGTGTATTTCTAACACCGTTTGTAAAACTTACTGAACCAGCACTACTACTTCCCGTAACTAAAAAAGAATTTTTATCTTTGAAGACGTATGTAGAAGCATCAAAATTATTTAAAAGTGATAAATTACCTGTTTCAACTTGTGTTAATACACCAGTTGTTTGATTAACTGAATAAGTTATGTATTTATATACAAAAGAAGTATTTCTATAAGTAGCTATAACATATTCTGGAGCATCTGTTCCAAAAGCAATCATTTTAGCCCAATTACCACTATCATAATAATTTGCAATTTGAGTAGTTGTTGATACTGTTCCTATTCCAACAGGAGAAGCAGTCCATGTTGCAGTTTTCCAACTAGCACCTGTTCCATAACCTAAAATGTTATTAGAAGTTAATATTGTATTTTTACCATTAGCACCACTAAACCCAGCGACATCTGCATCAGAAGTAGATGTAAGTGTTGTTCCAGACCATGTTAATATAGCAGTAACATTAACACCACCTACAGTGGTTTGTTGCCTTCTATAAATTATATCATCTGTTATTCTTGCAAATTCATAAGCAGAATATCCTGCATTTCCACCAGTTAATCCATAAGAATTAGTTATTTCTGTTCCTTTAGTACAGTTTCCTGTTGAAGTATTAACTTCAACTATACAAAATGCAGATTTAAATTGACCAGCAATATCACCACAAAAATTTTGTGAAGTAAAAGTAGATTGAGCTACAAGAAATTTATTATTACCTATGGAAAGTGCTGTAACTATGTTCTGCACAACTGGTCTATTACCACCTGCAGAAGTAACAATTGTTACTGTTGTTCCACCATTTGTAGGATTTCCTGAATTTGATATAGCAACCCCAGTTATCGTTAAAGTTCTTGTAACTGTGTCGGTGGCGGTTACTGCTAATTTTATTGCGGTACTACCATTATCAGATATAGCATCATAAGCTGTTGCTACAGCATTTGTTCTAGTTGTTCCAAAAGTGTTTAAAGTTGGGAGTGCTACTATTTCTCCACTTGCACCTATTGAAGCTAATTTTCCTGCTGTTACTGAAACACCACTTGCTAAAGGAATTGATTTTACAAGCTGAGTTGGAGAAGATGAAACTGTTCCAAAAGTTAATTGACCTGAACCATTTGTTTTTAAAACTTGATCATTCGACCCATCTGCTTGCGGCCAGTTTAATCCATCAAGAACAACACTTCCTGTTCCATTTGGAGTAATAGCTATATTTCCATTGGCACCTTGATTAATTACTATAGTTCCTGAATTTGTTCCTGAATTTGTATTTATTGTTAAATTACCGGTACCATTAGTTGTTAGTATAGCAGCAGAATTTGCATCTCCAATTCTAACAGTATCTGCATCTAAATAAACATCACCTGTTCCATTTGGAGCAAGTACAATATTTCCATTTGAAGTAGATATGATTGATTTACCATTAACATCTAAATCACTTGCAAGTGTTGGTCCCGATAAATTAGCATTAACATCTACAACATTTGTTCCATCTGAATAAACAATTTTGATACCTTTATCTGTTGTAGAAAAAGTTGGCCCTGTTCCTGATGCTGTTTTAAATTGAACTGTGAAAGCACCTGTTGTACCATTTTCTACAATATAAGTTTTTTCAATTCCATCTGGAATCGTTACTATTTGATTTCCAGTTATAGTTCCTGTTAATTTAACAACTGCATTTCTTGCATTAGAAATTGTAGCATTAGACATTACAAGTGCAGTCGTTTGAGCTCCACCTGCAATAGAAACTGCTTGATATCCTGCAATTGCTTGCTGTAATAAATTTAAATTTGTGTTTGTTTTATCACCCCAAGTACCAGCATTTTCGCCAGTAACCATTAACTCTAGCTTTAAATCTGTTGAATAACTTGATGCCATTTTTAATTCCTTATTTTATACATAATTGATTTAAGCGGCAGTGTCAACTGGACTCCAGTTGACAGTTTGTCCGGTATCTACTATTGCCCAAGCTGTAGGGTATAAAGGTTGTAATGCTAAAGTCAAGTTATTTCCTGTAACATTGACTTGTTGGCCTATTCTAACAATTACATTATCTAATGTAGTAGTTAAATTTTGACCAGTAACATTTACTTGTTGACCTATTGCTATACTTACAGAATCTAAAGATAATGTTAATTGTTGACCTGTGACTTCAGCATCTGGACTTGGATCTATACTTCCCTCAATCGCATTTAATTGTTGACCAGTTACTGATACATTTGCACTACCGGTTATACTTACAGAATCTTCAGTTAAATTTAATAATTGACCTGTTACATTAATATTAGCATTTCCAACTGCAGTTACAGAATTTAATGTAGTAGATATTAGTTGACCAGTTAATGGAATATTAGCACCAGCTGTTACTTGTATTGCACTACTTTGAGAAACAACGGTTGACCCAACTGGATGAGTTTCTGGAGTTGTTCCATATAAACCTCTAGTTAAACCGTTTAATACAAAAACATTTGTATCAAATGGATAAGGAGCTTTTGATGTATAAGAAATATATTCAATATGAACACCACTATCTATTTTAATAACACCAGCATCTAAAAATTGTAAGTAAATAGAATTATTTCCATTAATGTAAGCTGTTGTATCAGATGGTGTTAATGAATCATGTAATGTGGTTGTTACATCTGGAAGTAATTTTGTTGTTAAAGACTCACCCGTTACAGAAGTATTAGCATCTGCAGCAACTACTACTGAATTTAATGTACCTGTTAATTGTTGACCAGTTATTGCAACGTCTACTTCTGTTACTATAGAAACTGAATTTAAAGCTGTTGTTAATTGTTGTCCAGTTGGAAAAGCTTCTACTGCAATATCAATTTCAACATTACCAATAAAAGAATCCATTTGCTCACCGCTAACGTTAGCATCTGGACCTACGTCTAATTCACCTACTTGAGCGTGTAGTTGTTGAGAATCTAAAGTTACATTTGCTGTACCTGTAACATTTAAAGAACCAGTTGATCCTGTTAATTGTTCTCCTGTTAAAGAAGTATTTGCATCAACCACTGTTGAAACACTTCCTAAGAAAGAAGTTAATTGTAAACTTGTTAAAGCAGTTGTTGCTGTTGCTCTTAAAGTTACGGATTCTAAAGTTGTGACTAATCTTAAACTATTATCTGAAATTAAAACTGCATTTGCATTAGCTTGTACAGTAACACTTCCTAAAGCAGTTGTTAAAGTTTGGCCGGTGACAGTAACAGGTAATGCTGATCCCCAAGAACCTTCTCCCCAGGATCCTCTACCCCAACCGTCAACTATAGCCATGGGCTAAACTCCTATTAAGAGATTCTGATAATCGCCGCTGAACTTGTAAATGCTGGAAATTGAATTGTGAATGTTCCAGAAGTAGCTGTTTTATCTGCTCCAAAATTTAATACTGCAACTGCAGAATTAGAAAATGAAGTATTATAAATCAATGCACCTCTTGCTGTTAAAGTAACACCTGTGAAAGATAAATCAGCAAAATTTGTAAATGCAACAGTTGATACAACTGAAGTTCCAGAATTTACTAATGCTTTTCCACCTGATGTATACGTTCCAGTGTTACTAACTTGACCGCTTGTTGTAAAAGAAGTTGTAGAAGCACCTAGAGTAGCAGTTGATACATAAAGAGCTAACTTAAATTTATCCCCACCAGAACCTAGTGTTGAAAAATCTTGATCACCATCCAATAGTTGTTTTTTAAAACTATTTGGTAACGCTTGTGTAATAGCCATATTTTGTTTCTCCTTATTGTGGTTTTCGAACTATACGAGGTTCTCCATCAAGAAACTCATCAGTTCGTCTTCTTCCCATTTGTTCTAATGAGAATCCTTCGATAGCTTGCTTATATCTATTTTCATAATATTGCAACATATCTTGTGGACCCTTCAAAAATCCATATGCCTCAACTAGGCAAGCATACAATAAGCCATTGGGAAATTGCTGACTTAAATATGTGGTAGTATTTGTACTAGATAATCCAGTTGGTTTCAAGATATAATTTAATTGTATTTCATAAGCTTGGTCTGGAGTTGGAGCTACAATAACGGTGTTTTCATCCCAATTTGCATAATATTTTGGTTTTCCTGTAGTATTTTCTTGATTATATTCATTAATAAAAGTCATATCTCTAACATCTAAAAAGCCCATGTCTCCATTAGTATCAATAACTTGTGCTGATCTAATAATTAATAAATTCGCTGGTGTATTAAAATATTTTTGATTAATTATAATATTAGTAGTTGCATATTGTCTGTTATTATCTGAATCAACATCTCTTAATATTCTAAACTCTGCATCTTGAATAAATCCATTAATAATACTTGAAGTAAATACATTAGAATCTACTTCTGTATAATCTCTAATTTTTGTAACTAATTCTGAATATGTCATATTAAGCCTGTAAAGTTACTGGACCTGCAGAACATTGCGCTCCACCACCAGATATGTTTCCTGTTGTTGCTGTACTTGTACTTAAGAAGTAAAAATAATTCAATGGATCACTTACTAAACCACTTGAATCAATTTTACCAACTGTAATTGTAAATCCATTTGCATTTGAAATATCTGTGACGTTATCAAAATGTGGAACATCATCAAATGAATCTTCTCTAGATGGAATTCCTACAGTATTAACTTGCGGTGGTCCTCTAAATCTAACAACATTACCTGTTTGTCTTCCATGATTTTGTGAAAACACATTGATGTAGGTATTCCCTGCATACTTAATTGTTGTAAACGGATTTGGAGTTAATTCTATAATTACAGGAGGTTCTATTCTATCTGGATGTGCATATTGTAATCCTTGCGGATCTGCAACAGTTGGTTTTGGTTCAAGTTGTGGTTGCTTTGGCTCATATTCAGAAATATGTACCCAAGAACCATTCCATTCTTGCACCATTTCTTGATAAGGAAATCTCTGACCAGATCGGTCAGAAATCATATATGAATATTTTCCTCTTGATAAATTAGACATTTGGATAATAAGTTTTTGGTGTTATAAATGAACTTGATGAAGAGCCATCAGTTTCTAATGCTCTTTTTAATTCATCTTCATATAATAATTTTAAACCTTCTGTTCTTTGTGGAGCAAGTTTTAATGATACATAATAAGCAAGTCCCGCGCACATGCATGGAACAAATCTGTATGGAACATCAGTTGCGTTTGTATAAGCTCCAACGTCTTGAATTCTTTTTGCATAATAATATTGAATCACATTATTCACCTGATCTGTTCCCGGTGTTAAATATAAAGTGATTGTAATTTTATCTATAAATCTTTGTACGTAATATTGAGTGGGTTGACCAGTTGCAAATTTAGAAGATAAACCACTGTAAGCAGATCTGTTAATTTTTGTAAGTGGAAAATCAACTACAGGAACTTGTTCTGTATTTCTATAAACCATTTCTAAAATATCATCTACACCGTAAGTTATAGAATTATAATCATAGATCGCAGTATTATCTGCGTGAATTGCAGCAGTTGTACCATTTGCACCACGAGTACATCCTGTAATTGTCATAGAATCTGTATCTGTACCTGTATAAGTAATTTGCTCTGAACCAATCAGCAGGGTGCCGGTTTCAGGAAACTGCCAAACAGAATCTAATGTAATTGTAGTCTGAGATGCATCAATTCCACCATTTAAATAACTAAAAGTACCATCAGAAGTTCCATCTCCTGTTGATCTGTAAATGGTATAAACACTTTGATTGTTTACCATTGAAATAGTATTACTTGCTACTTCCCAATAATGAAGGCCTCTATTAGCCCACTCTTGGAACATTATATTTAGAGATCGTCTTGTTGATTCTAAATCTTGTCCGGTTCTTGGCGCAGACATGCCAATTCTTTCGTAAGCCTCTTCTATAATTTTATCTATATAAAAGGTCTTTTCAAAAGTTGTTGTTCCAGAAGTAGTGTTAGCCATCTAACTTCTCCTTATGGTGTTAAGCCTGGACCAGAATATTTATCTGTTAATAAAGTAACTGCTGCAACATTTGTTAATGTTGAAACATAAATTCCTTTTGGAAATAAAATTCCATCTTCAGGAAAACTAAAATTAATAACATCTCCTGCAGGAACATCTGCAACAAACAAAGTTGATCCTGTTGTAGAAGTTGTTTTTAAATTAACAACACCGGCAAGAGTTGAACTACCTGATGCAATAATTATTCCTCTTAATCTTACTGGAGGAGCCACAATTGCATTAGAAGTAGTTGTTGTAAATCTAGTTGCTTGTATATCACCTTTAAAACTTCCCATTTTTTTCTCCTTGTATTAAGGAGCCCTTGCGAGCTCCTTAAAATAATTAATTAAGATGTTGCAATGTCTGTAGTTGGAGCATTCATTCGCTTCCAAGTAGTTCCATTAGAAAATGCATATCCTGGGTTTCCTGCGATTCCATTAGATACGTAAATCATAACACCTGTATTACCAACTGCACTTAAAGTTTGACCTGCATTTTGTCCACTTGCAATTTGCACAACTGAAGTAGATGAAAAAGACCAAGCAACTGCTCCGCCTTGTTGAGTGTCATTCTCTTTATTTGTTGCATTGACATTTGGACCACCGATAAATCCACCGATTGATACTACTGGTCCTGTAAACGTTGTATTTGCCATAAGTTGTTCTCCTAGTTATTCCAATACAGTCTCTAGGCCGTCCACTATACGGGTCTGTATTAGAAAGTTTATGTATAGTAATTGAAATATAGCTTAATTTATTAAATAGCGCAAGGGGTACCTGCATCGAAAATCTACTTTTCGGATATAAATAGCTAGTTTAGCTAGCTACAGAAAACTCAGGAGCAGCTAATTCTACTTTAATTTGTCTATGAGCAATTTCTGCTTCAGACATTTTAATCTGGTTAATGACGTCTTTTATCTTTTCGTCAATCTTAACCATATCAAGAGTGTATTTACCCTCTTGAATGTAGTGTTGCTCCCAATCAAGTTCTAATG